AAACAAACTGGTGCAGCAGCTGCATCCGCAGCAATGCCTGTGGGTAGATTAGCGCCGCTAGCGGCCCAGGTTGCAACAAAAACAATAACAAGAAATGCGCCGCCATGGATTAAATCAATGGTAGGTGTACTAGATCAATTAAGTGGACCAAGTGCTATGGGAAGAACTTTATCAAATGGCACAATGATTAGAAATTTTGGCAGCAAGGGAAATAAACAATCATTTGAAATTACAAACTCAGATGGTTACAAAGTTCCTGTTAACATGACAAAAGAAAAAAACGGTGATTTAGATATTGAGTTTGATATTCGTAGTGACTTTGCCAATAACCAACACATCTACATAGACAAAAAAACAGGACAAGTAGAAATAGTTGATGAGAATTATTACATGACGTCGCCAGAAGATTATGCAAAAGATGATCCAATTATTTGGGATGTAACTACACCATCACAGATGCAAGCGTTCGAAAGAAAGATGGGCGTTATGCGTGGTGACGGTAGTGAGAAAATGAAAGACTTTGCTTCACTGCCTGAGGACGGTGACTATACAGATTTATTCGAAAGTTTTATTGATTCCTTTTCGCCATCTGGTAACATATTCAACACAAAAGCAAAAGCCAAACAAATAGCTAAAGAACAAAGAAGATTAAAAAATTTAAAGGACGAAAGAATGGAAATAGATTTTGAATCACAATTTAGAGGTGGCAACATACACGGTTTTAATAGAGGTGGCACAAGTATGCGTGATTATCAAGACACAAATAAAATAGAACCAAAGCAAAAACCAGATCTTAGATTTAGTAGAATAAGACAAATGGATGACAGAGAAGCAATGGCACGTATGATGATGGCTGAAGATGATAAAAATTTTCAAGGAGGTCAAGCTGTTGGACATGTTATTTTTAACCGTTCACAAAACCCTAACTACGTAAATACGTATGGTGGTAACCCTAATAAAAATATTAGCCCTATTGTTAGTGTATTATCAGGTAAAGGACAATTTTCTCCATACAGTGATAAAACAACAAGATTTTTTGCTGATTACAAAGATAGTGATTTAGGTTTGTATAACCAATATCTTGATTACGCAGATCAAATTATTGCAGGGCAAGCAAAAGATTTTACGGGAGGAGCAGATTTTTTTGCTGTGCCTGGATACGAAAAAAATTTTGGTAATGTAAATTATAATTACATAGACCAATACGGAGGTCACAAATTTTACAAATCATATAACCAAGGTGGCATGGCTAACAAGTTTACAGTTAGTGATGCAGTAAAAGAGATAAAAGCTAATCCACAAAATTTTGTCGGCGGTGGACTGGTAAAGAAACTAGCACCAAAAGTAATAGGCAAGTTAAGAGAATACTCTCCTAAATTAACAGGGCCTAAGGTGCAAGGACCAATGCGCCCGGATAGACCGTTCACAGTTTTTGATGAAGCTGGTTTACCAATAAAAGATTTTGACACAGAAAAAGCAGCTAGAAATTTTTTAAGAGATGATGCACGAGCTGGTGGTTCAGCTGATATGTATACTATAGGTACAAGTTATGCAAAAAATGCTAGAATACCGGACGATGATACAGCTGGTGCAATGTTTTGGTCGTCACGTGAGAAACTTATAGACGCACCAATGGAGTCTGCAAAAGGTTCAGAGTGGTTAGCATATTTAAAACGACCATTTGCAAAACACAATCCTATTAAGGACATGGAATTAAATGATACACAATTATCAACACACTTATCTAGAAACGGAAGTAAGACATTATCAAAAGCACAAATAATAGAAGAGTTTGATACAAAGCTTGCACCTGAAATAGATGTAATATCATTAGGCTCACCTGGTGTAAGAGAATCAAAAGCACTTACTAAACTTTACCGAAAAACAGATTTACAAGCATACAGACCTGGACCATTAAAAAATGTTTTAAGTGGTATGAAAATGAGAATACCTTCACTAGAAACAGCAGTAAATAATAATAACAAAGATGTAATACTAAAAGAAGTTGCAACCATAGAAGATCTAGTGCAAAAAAACTTTGGCGTTGCTAATTCTATTACAGAAGGATTTCCACAAAAGTTTCCGTACGAATTAAAACAACCACTACAAGAAATTGCATCAACAACTGGCATAAGACTTGGAGGATTTAAAGAGTATGCAAGAGAAGCTAGTTACCGTGGACAACAAACAATGGGGGGTGGATCGAACTACCGTGAGTTTTTATTTAAGTACAATAACAAACCTGGATCACTGCGTAATACAGAACCGACATACACATACGCGCATGATTTTAATTTAACAACTTCACAACGTGCAAATGCATTTGTACACATGCGTACGTCTGATAGAACAGATGAATTTGGTAGAAGAATATTACACATAGAAGAAATACAATCTGATATGCACCAGCCAATAAACGCTGCAGCAAGAAGAGTTAAAAAAGCACAGGCAGCAGGACAAACAAACCAACGTGCATACCAAGATGATCTAAGACAATCAAAATATGCAGATCGTGGTGATTTGGTAAGAGAAACAGATAATGCAAACGAGCAACAAATGATGTTAATACAATCCAAAATAGAAGATTTATTGTCAATGCCACAAACACAACAAACACAGGTACGACTAGCAAGATTAAATAGAGAGCGTGCAAAGATAAGAAATATTATTGCCGAGAAACGAGCAGCAGCTGGTTCTGGTGACAATAGTGGTATACCTCAAGGGCCATATTCTAAAACAGAAGATTATAACGAGTTTGTTATGAAGTATGCACTTAAAACAGCACAAGAAGGTGGGTATGATGGTATATCCATATCAACACCAGCAATAAAAAATAGAAGCACATCAGTGGGTAGTAGAGATTACATAGGTAACTTAACTGCTTATGGTCCAATAGCAGAAGGAGCAATGAAAAAAGTGTCTAAGAAAAGTGGTGCAAAATTTATGAAATCTGTTATAGTTGATGACGACAATAGGGCTTATGAAGTTCCAATGTTGCTAATAAAGGATAATCCACAAGCAATAGATAGAATTTCTAAAGGATTGGGCGCATACAAAAGAGGGGGAATAGCTATAAATGGCTGATGATAATAAAAACAATATAGATAAAGCATTAGAAGCACTCACAGGTGCACTAGAGATAGAACCTACTGGTGAGGAAATAGAAATTAACCCTGAAAAAGGTGTTGACTTTGAATCTGACGTAGAACTACTAGAAGATGGTAGTGCAGAAATTAATTTAGATCCAAACGCACCAACAGATCTATCGCAAGTACCACATAATGCTAATTTAGCAGATTATATAGAAGATAATGAATTAAGTAGATTTGCAAGTGATCTACTAGCTGAATTCGAATCGGATCGTGATTCAAGGAAAGATTGGGAAGATACCTATATCAAAGGCCTTGATATGCTAGGCTTCAAATATGAAGACCGCACACAACCATTCGAAGGAGCGTCCGGGGTCGTACATCCCTTACTCGCTGAATCTGTTACACAGTTTCAAGCCCAAGCGTATAAGGAACTTCTCCCCCCAAGCGGCCCCGTACGAACTCAAGTTGTAGGGTTAGAAACACCTGAAACAAATCAACAAGCACAACGTGTGCAAGAATTTATGAATTACCAAATAACAGAGGTAATGCAAGAATACGATCCAGACATGGACCAGTTATTGTTTTATTTACCGTTGTGTGGTTCTGCATTTAAAAAAGTTTACTATGATGGTTTGATGAAACGTGCCTGTGCAAAATTTGTTGCAGGTGAAGATCTCGTTATAAACTACATGGCAACTGATTTAGAATCGGCTGATAGAATTACACACATTATAAAAACAAGTGGCAACGATGTACGTAAACAACAACTACAAGGTTTTTACCGTGACATAGAATTACCAACTGGACAAATTGATTCTGATGACGTTGCAGACAAAGTAGATGAATTAGATGGAGCAGAAAAAAATTATGGCTCTAGTGATGAAGAACATACAATATTAGAAATGCATGTAAATGCAGACGTACCAGGATTTGAAGATACATCTGGAGTAAAATTACCTTACATAATTTCTATTGATCAATACTCACAAGAGATATTGTCAATAAAAAGAAATTACAAAGAAGGTGATCCAAACTTTATGAAGAATCATTATTTTGTACATTACAAGTTCCTCCCTGGATTAGGCTTTTATGGATTTGGTCTTATCCACATGCTTGGTGGGTTATCAAGAACTGCAACAAGTGCTTTGCGACAATTAATTGATGCAGGTACTCTTGCTAACTTACCAGCAGGTTTTAAGGCACGTGGCATGCGTATACGCGACCATGATGAACCTTTACAACCGGGTGAGTTTAGAGACGTTGATGTAACAGGACAATCAATAAAAGAATCATTAATGATGCTTCCATACAAAGAACCATCAGGTGTATTATTTCAATTATTAGGTTTTGCTGTTGATGCAGGTAAATCATTTGCTGCAATAGCAGACATGAAGATGGGTGAAGGTAACGAACAAAATCCTGTTGGCACAACACTAGCATTATTAGAACGTGGCACAAAAGTTATGAGTGCAATACACAAAAGATTACACTATGCACAAAAAATAGAATTCAAATTATTAGCAAAAGTATTCTCTATTTATTTACCACCACAATATCCTTACATGGTTGTTGGTGGAAACCAAATGATTAAGCAACAAGATTTTGATGATAGGGTAGACATACTACCTGTATCTGACCCTAACATATTTTCTATGGCACAACGTGTTACATTGGCACAACAACAATTACAACTCGCTAATGCAGCACCGCAATTACATAATTTACGTGAAGCCTACAGAAGAATGTATGCGGCGATGGGTGTTGATAATGTAGAAACATTATTATTACCTGACCCAGGTAATCCACAACCTATGTCACCTGCAATGGAAAATGCCGGTGCAATGCGTGGCAAAGAACCTAAATCTTTTCCTATGCAAGATCACATGGCACATATATCTGCACATGCAGAATTTATGTTTACAAGAATGGTACAAATTAATCCGCAGTTATATGCAATGCTACAAGCACATGTATCAGAACACATATCGTTAATGGCAAGTGAACAGGTGCAAGAAAAATACGGTCCACAGTTTCAAGAGTTACAACAGGCAATGCAACAGGCACAACAAAACCCACAAGCAGTACAACAATTACAGCAACAAATGGATCAATTAATAAACCAACAAGCATCAGAGCAGGCAAAGATTGAAGCAGAGATGACAAAACAATTAGCGTCTGATGAAGAAGCTAGAATAAGAAGGGAAGCTCAAGATCCACTTGTTAAATTAAAACAACAAGAAATTGACTTAAAAGCTATGGAAACTCAAATGAAAATGCAGAAAGACATGGTATTTGACGCAGAAAAAATTGATATTGAAAGAGATAAGTTAGAAGCAGACACTACTATTAACTTGATGAAAGTTGCAGCCGATGTTAATAAAGAGGACTCTACAGAGGCAATGGCATTACTAAAAGAGAACATGGCAAACACTAGGGAGGCTATGAAACAAAAGGCAAGTAATAATGGAAACAGAACAAACAAAAAAACTATTGACCAAGCTTAGAGACGCAATGTTAAAAATAGAAGAAGCTGCAGAAAGCGAAATAAAATGCAGTGACGATTATTTACAGGTTTGTGGAGCTTTGATGGCTGTAACAAGAAACATGTATGAAAAAGCTTTAGGGACAGAACAAACAAAAGAAATGTTTGTAGCTGTTGCTGAGAGTTTTGATTACCAACAAGAAGTTTTGCATTTCTTTAAAGATATGCCAAAACCAACAATACATTAGGAGGTAATATGCCAAAAGTAGGTAGTAGATCGTTCCCCTATACTTCTGCTGGTGCACAGCAAGCAACAAAGCATGCACGTGCAACAGGTCAAAAGATGACAATGAAGAAAGGTGGTTCTACGTCGGGTAAAATAAAAAAAGTAATAAAAGGACTTAACAAAGCTTCTAAATTACATGCCGGTCAAGCTAAAACCTTGAAAAGCGTTGTAAAAAAGAAGGCAAAAAACAGGAGGTAAACATGAAGTTACTAAAAGATTTATGGGCTCACTTGAAAGAGTGGAGTGACTGGAAACTTAAGGACTGGATTAAAGCGGCTATTGTCGCATTAGTAGTTATAGTAATAATTGGAGCTATTTAGTGGTCGACAGAAGATCAGAATATTTAAAACGTAAAAACACTCCGACCCCTTTTAATCAGGGGCCGGAGATGCAGAATTACAATCGTATGATGGACTTGCAATCGCAAGCACCTAGCTTTGCAAAAAACGATCCACGTTTAGATGAACTTAAAGACGTAAGAAGAACATACAACCGTAACGACAAATACAAAATAGGTCAACGTCAAGGTATGGCACCTTTGGACGTACAGCAACAATTTTCTAATCAAAGTAACATGCTTAGAAACGCTGCACCAAACGCTTATTCAACAATGTATCCTATCCAAGATTTTGCCATGAAGTATGGTGAGACTGGAGGATTATTTGGTTTGGCGGCAAAAGAATTATTTGGTAAAGTTTCTGATTTTGGAAAAAGTATGGCTGCCAATGAAGGTATAGCAGGAGCTGCTGATGCAGACGAAGCAGATATGCAAAACTATGCAGCACAAACTTTTGGTATGGGTGCACCCTACCCACAACAAGATTTTTTTGTAGACGCTGAAACATTTGGTGAAAGAGATGTAGAAATACCACGAATGGATGATGACGTAGGAGATTTTTATGAATACGACAAAGATGACAACATAGTTTTGTCACCAGAAAGATCAATGCCGTTTGATGATTCTAATAGAGAAGCAGGCATTATGAGTCAATACCCAGGAACTAATTTTATTGGACCAAGAGACGATCCTAATCGTAGACCGACAATGGCAGACGTTGCAGGACCTATGTATCCTGGCCTAATTCCATATCCTGAGTACGGTCCTGAAATTGTATACCAAGAAGGCAGAGGCAGAGGCGATTTACCAAGAACAACTTATGACTATAGTGCTGAAGGAAAAAACAGACAAGATTCTCTTAGACTTCAACAATTATTAGATTTTATTAACAATAAAAAAGTAAAGCAAGAACCGAGTAGGATTAATTTAAGATAATGAGCAGAGATGCTTACATAGCAGGAAGAAGTGGGTCTAGAAGCTATGCTGGTTCTGGAGGATCTTCTAATGCATCTTTTCAAGCTGGCCAACAAGAACGTCAAAGAGATCAAAATAATAGACAAAGTAATCAATCACAACCTAAAGATAACAGAAGCGGTAACGAAAAAGCAGCAGATCAATTAGCAAGATTACAAAGTCAAGGAAAAGCAGACACCACTCAAGCTCAAGAGTTAAAATATCGTTTAGCGGAATCAGATGCAAAAGCACCTCAATTTCATGCGGATGGTCGTCCTATGTCTTATTATGAAAAACTGGGTTTAGCTGACAGCGGTCAAATACCAGGCTACATGCAAGATTACTATTCGGGAATACAGCCAACGTATAATAAATATGGGTTGCCTTCAGATAAATTAGATATGGATGCCATGAAATTTGGCAAATACGATATGAGTCAACCAATGGCTACAGGTTTTGGAAGTGTGTTTGGTTCTTCTACTGGAACCACAGCTTCTAGCAAAACAGTTCAAGATGCCCTTCTTAAAATGATGGGGCAGTATTATAATAAATATGATTACGGAACACAAGATGCAATTAATGCTGCAATAGATAATTACTACCCTCAAGTTTCTATGTATGATTTTGATGGCCCACCTGGAACAACAGTTATGGGTTCTCCAAATTACATGGGGGATAAAACAGCTGCTGAGTTAGTAGCTTCAGGTCATCAATATGTAGAAGACATTTTTCGTCAAAATCCAACAGCTGGATATGGTGGCGGTGGAGGAGGCTACGGCGGTGGAGGTGGCTATGGAGGTTACGGTTACGGTTCCGGCGGTGGCGGCGGCGGCGGAGGTGGCGGCGGCGGCGGTTACTATTATGGCACAGGTGGTGGATTACCACAGACGTATCAACGAGGACGAGTAGGACCAGGAAATTTACAAGAACAAGTTAACCAAGCATTTTTGTCAGGTGGAAAACCATTTGCCAAAGGTGGTATAGTTAGTTTAGTAGAGGCTTAATATGTTTGGATTACCAGTAGAAATGATTACAATGCTTGGATCTAGTGTGCTAGGTGGTTTTATGACTATCTGGGGACAAAGTATCAAAGCAAAACAAGATGAACAAAAGATGTTATTGGCAAGAGCTAATAACCAAATGAAACACATAAATGATGCCCGTACATACGAGAACAAAGGTTTTCAATTTACGAGAAGAATTATTGCACTTACTGCAGTTTTCTTTATAATAGTGTGGCCGAAGATAGTACCAGTGTTTTTTGACACGGCAGTATTTTTGACATGGACAGAGTTTAGTAGAGGTTTTCTGTTTTTAATTGAACAGAAAGAAATGCTTGTGGACAGACAGTACGCAGGTGTTGTAATAACACCAATGGATACGCACTTAATGGCGTCAATTATTGGACTATATTTCGGAGGAAGCTTAGTAAAAAAATGATGAAAAAAACAATGAAAAAGAAAAACGGAAAGAAATCTAGTTTTGGAATGCTTTCTGTAAAAGCAGGTATTGACAACAACCCTAAACCAACTCAAGCAGATAGAATTGCTGGCGCAAAAAAAGGCAAGAAAAAAATGATGGGTGGTGGTATGATGAAAAAAGAACCTATGGCTATGGGCTATAAAAAAGGTGGTTCTACAAAAGATACACACGTAACTAAAGACGGTCGTACTGTTAAAAAAGGTTTATACTATTACATGAACCGCGCTAAAAAAAGAGGTACGAGCAAACCTGGTAAAGGCACTGTTACAGATAAAGCGTTAAAGCAATCTGCTAAAACAGCAAAAAAACCAGCTAAAAAACGTGGCTAAGAAAAAATCAATATCACAACAAAGAAAAGCTAAGTCGGATAAAAATCCAAAAGGCATTGCAAAAGGTTGTGGCATGGTTTTAGAAAACAAACGTAAAAAAACTAAGTATGCCTAAGACAGCAGCATGGCAACGTAAAGCTGGAAAAAGCAAGTCAGGTGGATTAAATGCCAAAGGACGTGCTAGCTATAAAGGTGGCACATTAAAAGCGCCTACTAAATCTAAAACAAGTGGTAGACGTAAATCTTTTTGTGCACGTATGGGTGGCATGAAGAAAAAATTAACAGGGGCAAAAACAAAGAGAGATCCTAACTCTAGGATAAATAAAGCCTTGCGTAAGTGGGATTGTTAATATATAGATTTTTTTAATGAGAGATGAAACCGCGATTTATCTCGTCTTGAAAAAGATTAGATCGCGCAAAGAAGAACTAAAAGAAGTGATAGCAACGGGTTTACCGAGCTTTGATGAATACATGAAAGCTGTTGGTGAGCACAAAGCTTACACCATAATAGAACAGGAAGTACAAGACCTGCAGAAAGATGAGGAAAAAAATGACTGAAAAAGAATTGCCTAAAAGACGATTTGCTTTAGAAGAAAAAGATTTAGCTGTAGAAGCTGATGAAAATAATAAGAAAGCTGAAGAAAAAGAAAACAGGTTCCTTAAAAAAATACAAGAAGATGCTGCAAACGATATAAAGCATTTACCCACAGATAAAGTATTAGAACGATTACCAGATCCAACTGGATGGAGAATATTAGTTCTTCCATACAAAGGACAAGGCAAAACTAAAGGTGGTGTAATATTAGCAGACGAAACAATTGAAGAGAGAGGTTACACAACAGTAACAGGTTTAGTTTTAAAAGTTGGACCTGATGCTTACAGAGATGAAACGAGATATCCAAACGGACCTTGGTGTAAAGTAAATGACTGGATTATATTTGGTCGTTATGCCGGATCACGTTTTGGTATAGAGGGTGGTGAAGTGAGAATACTAAACGAGGACGAGATAATTGCTGTGGTAAAAGACCCAGAGGATATCTTGCAATATAAATAAACAGGAGTAAATTATGCCTGCAGAAACTAAAATACAGACACAAGCTGAAGTAGAAGAAAATATGGTAGACTTACCTAATTCTGGTTCACCTGTTGAAGTAGAAATCTCAGACACTAAAAAGACTATAAATCCTGATGAGGATAACCCGGCTGTTGAGACAGAAGTCAAAACTGCATCTTCAGAAGAAATGGATGACTACGGCAATAAGGTTCAATCAAGAATCGACAAATTAACAAAAAGATTAAGAGAAGCTGAAAGACGCGAACAGGCAGCTGTGCAATTTGCACAAGGTGTACAAAGAGAAGCACAAACACAAACACAACGTGCTAATCAATTAGATTCTGGTTACGTTGCAGAGTTTGGAGATCGTGTAGCAGCACAAATAACTGAAACTAAAAACGAGCTTAAACAAGCTATGGATTTAGGAGATGTAGATAAACAAGTAGAAGCACAAGCTAAACTTAGTAGATTATCTATAGAAGAAGAACGTGCAGCTTCACACAAAGCACAAAGAGAAAGGTTGCAGCAAGAGATGCAGGCAAGAGGAGTTGATCCAAATCAACCACAAATGCCTCAACAAATGCCTAGACAAGCACCTCCTCCACGTGAACCTGACCCAAAAGCAACAGA